TTCCACGTGGGCTACGAAGGTGCTCTTGGTGAAAGTGCATCCTACTATGTCCAAGGTGGTGCTAGCCTGGTTTCTCCTGACAACGGTGAAACCGATACCGTCCCTTCAGGTAAGGCAGGTCTTGGTCTTGCTGTGACTGAGAAGCTTGGTGCTTATGGCGAAGTCTCTTTCATCGGCAGTGGCGATGACAGCATCGACCGTGGATACGGTGGCAAATTGGGTCTGAAGTATTCTTTCTGATATAGATACTTCTGATAACGTGGGGAGTAACCCTCCCCACTTCTTCGCATTGAGATAAACATGAAACGTCCTGGAGCAACTGCCATTTATACAAGGGCAGGGTGTCCCTTCTGCACTAAAATCAAGGAGGTTTATAAGAGTAAAGGATGGAGTTACAGTGAGTTTGTTTTAGATACAAACTTCACACGTGAGCAATTCTATGCTGAGTTTGGTAGGGGGTCTACCTTTCCTCAGGTCATCATCGCTGGTCATAAGATGGGTGGATGCACTGAGACCGTAAAATACCTACGGGAGAATACTTATTTGTAATGAAACAGGACCACGAAAGGGAAGAACTGTATACGATCGTTGATAGAGCACTCGATGAGGCAATGGTCAACGGTCGTTTTCTCTTCAACATGTATAATTATTTGAAAGCGGGTAAGTGGACCCGCAATGATGTGAATGCATTCATTGAATCATCAGTCGCAGCAGAGGTATCCGACACCGTGCAGGAGTTGGATGATTATATTAAAGGTGGCGACAAACAATTACGTGAAGCGTATGGACACATCACAAAACCACAAGCTAGAAAGGTGCGCAAGTATCTCTATAGTATTCTAGAAGGAGCATGGAAATACCATGCAGAGAGGCGTCCAGGCAGACGCAAAAAAGTTACTAAATAAACATAGTTAAGAGGGGCGTTATGGCAGACCTAAGTTTTCTTTACATCGCCTTCTTCCTCACTATCGGTTCTTTCCTCTTGGGTTTCATCGCGTCATGGAATCTCAAGGGGATTTTTGATACTTGGAAGGAGCGAGCAGAGTATGCAGCAGTGGTTATGCATCCAGAAATGATGACAGAAGAAGGTTGGCATGACCCTCGTGACCTTCTCTACTTGCGTATTACGGACGAATATGATACACTTGAAGACGAAGATGAGTGAGTCTAAATGATTCTCGTTGATATGAATCAGGTTTGCATCAGCAACCTGATGGTTACATTGACTAAGACCAACGTTATAGAAGAGGATTTGATTCGCCACATGGTGTTGAATTCTTTGCGACTGTATCGCAAGAAATTCTACAAAGAGTATGGTGAGTTGGTCCTCTGTTATGACTCCAAGCATTACTGGCGGCGACGTGAGTTTCCTTACTACAAGGGCACACGTAAGAAAGACCGTCAGCAATCTAAGTTTGATTGGAATGCTATCTTTGAATTCCTCAATCGTATTCGTGATGAGTTGCGTCAGTATCTTCCTTACAAAGTAGTGGAAGTTGATGGTGCAGAGGCAGACGATGTGATTGCCACACTGGTCAAGGACCAAGGGCATCGTAACATTCGCCTGCAGAATAATATGCAACCACCACAGAAGGTCCTCATTCTCTCAGGAGACAAGGACTTTATTCAGTTGCAGAAGTATAGGTTTGTCCATCAATACAATCCTATTCAAAAGAAATTCATGAATGGGGTTGACCCTAAGACTTACATTGCTGAGCACATCATGAAGGGTGACCGCTCTGATGGTATCCCTAACTTCCTTTCACCAGGTGACACGTTTGTCTCTGGTAAGAGGCAGCGTCCACTCGGCAAAGCAAAACTACAGCGTTGGGTTGACCTTGCACCTGAGGACTTTACAGATACTACTACAAGGGAGTATTATGAAAGGAATCGTATACTAATCGACTTCGATTACATCCCAGATGAGGTAGAAGAATCTATCCTAAATACATACGAGACTACACAGACCCCTGCACGGGGCAAAATGTATCCGTATTTTATTCAGAATAAACTGAATGACCTGCTAGAACATATTACTGAATTTTAAGATGAAACTTATGATTTCTGAGGTGCTTCGTAAAGCACATAACGCTAAGACTAAAGCGGCAAAGATTAAAATCTTGCAAGAGAATAATACTCAGACGCTGAGGTCTATGTTTATCATCAACTTTGATGACAGTCTGGTGCCACGCATCCCTATGGGTGAGGACATTCCTTACACACCAAACGATGCACCTAAAGGCACAGAGCATACGCTACTTGAGAAAGAAGGGTCAAAACTTTACTATTACTTTAAGGGTGGTGCAGACAATCTTCCTACCATGAAGATTGAAACTATGTTTATCGCCTTGCTTGAAGGATTGCATAAAGAGGAAGCAGAAGTTGTCGTAAAGGCAATGAATAAAACACTTCATAAGAAGTATCGCATCACTCATGCAGTAGTCAAAGAAGCATTTCCGTCTATCGAGTGGGGTAAAAGAGGTTGAAGGTGAAAATCCTTGAAAAGAATTGCAGTCCCGAGACTGCACAAGACAAAAGTTTACCTTATACTGCATATCTTGTGGAGTATAAGGAGAATGGTGAAGTCAAATTTGATATTGCTATCAGCAATAAGCAGGTAGACCTGTTTGACTTCTACTATGATACATATAAAAAAGATTTTATCGGTTGGACTCAGACCGAAGGAAGAGTTAACCCTAAACTATGGCAATCAGGAAAGAAGAAAGAAACAAAAAAATGATTAGTGATGAAGTTTTCTTTGACCCACGTAAGAAAGCAGAGCAGTCTGCAGCAGACCAAAACAAAGTTACCAAGGAAGAAGCAGAGAAAGCTGCTAACATCGCCATGGGTGGTCTTGTTGTTGGTAGTATTGTAAGACTGACACTAACACCTGCTGTGCTAATGTGGGTATGGAATATGGCAATGCCTGCAATCGGTGTTGCAACCATTGGATACTGGACCGCTATGGGTCTTTATATTATTGCTCGACTTCTATTCAAACACGATGACTAAAGTATGTCTCGTCAGTGTAACACCTGACGCTGAGAAGACTATGGGTTACGTTGCCCGTGTCTCCAATCCAAACAACCAAGAAAATCCTAAGGTCGAAGGACTACTAAAGTATTGTATCAAGCATGGGCACTGGTCTGTATTTGAGCAGGCATTCATGACGCTTGAAATCAATACTACAAGGGCAATCGGAGCTCAAATTTTGAGGCACCGTAGCTTCACATATCAAGAGTTCTCACAGCGGTATGCTGATGCAGGTATGCTGGGTGACATTCCTATCCCAGACCTTCGTAGACAAGACAGTAAGAATAGACAGAATAGTATTGATGACATCGACCCGATGACTAAGGCAAAGTTTGAGGGTAAGATTGAAGAGCATTTCTATGCAGCACAACATCTCTACAATGAGTTGTTGGAAGCAGGAATCGCAAAGGAGTGTGCTCGTGGGGTGCTTCCTCTAAATACTCCAACCAGAATCTACATGACAGGCTCTGTAAGATCGTGGTTGCATTATATTAATCTGAGGACTGCCAATGGCACACAGAAAGAGCACATGGAAGTTGCAGAGTTGTGTAAGCAACACTTTATCTGTCAGTTTCCTATCGTTGCTAAGGCAATGGACTGGTGCCCTGATGACTGTGGTTGTCCCGATGATTGGGATGACCTACAACCGTGTTTACGCATAGACTAATGAAGAATTTCATCGATAAATCATTACGCTTCCACCACCGTGACATCCATGAGGAATTGAATGCTATGAAAGTGAGAGCACAGGTAAAGAGTCGATGGTATTATATATTCTGGGGTGTTGCAACAGTTAGTGTTGTAGCAGGTCAAATTTATGTTGGTAGTGGTTACCGACAGATGAGTAAACAACTAATGGAGATGACAGATGCCTACCTATCCCGTAATAAATAAAAAAACTGGAGAGAAACAGACACTCTCCATGTCCATGAAAGCATACTGCGAATGGAAAGATGAGAATCCTGACTGGGATAAAGACTGGTCGGAAGGTATTGCAGGCACTACATATGGTATGCCTAAGCAATCCGATGGATTCAAAGAAGTAATGTCAAGAGTGCAGGAGAATCATCCTCGCGCTAACTTGAGTAGATACACCTGATTATGCCAGTAAAAAGAAAAAAAGCGACTGCTTCCCACTACCCTGAAAAGAAAGTTAGAATGAAGAGGAACAAACCTATCAACCTTGACCACCTCAAGGTTATCGAGCCGCTAACTCCTAATCAGGAGACTGTCTTTGAAGCGTATTCAGAAGGAAAGAATCTAGTCTTACATGGTGCTGCTGGCACAGGTAAGACTTTTATTTCATTGTATCTTGCACTGCAAGAGGTATTGAATCCTGAGACACCTTATGAGAAGGTGTATATGGTTAGGTCTCTTGTCCCCACAAGAGAGATTGGTTTCTTGCCTGGTGACCATGAAGATAAAAGTAATCTTTATCAGATTCCTTATAAGAATATGGTAAAGTATATGTTTGAGATGCCTGATGACAATGCTTTCGAGTCATTGTATGACAACCTCAGGTCACAGGAGACAGTATCATTCTGGTCTACATCATTCATCCGTGGTGTCACCCTTGACAAGTGTGTTATGATTGTAGATGAGTTTAGTAATCTTAATTTCCATGAGCTTGACTCCATCATCACTCGTGTTGGTGAGGACACTAAGATTATTTTCTCTGGTGACTACACACAGTCAGACCTTGTGAAATCTAATGAGCGTAATGGCGTGTTGGACTTCATGAAAATCCTACAGTCTATGCCCTCCTTTGAGTGCGTAGAGTTTGGTATCGAGGATATTGTTAGGTCTGGTTTGGTCCGAGAGTATCTCGTTTCTAAAATTAACATGGGATTTTGATGTTTAATTATGTTGGCACTCCTACTCCACTCAATGAGTTAGAGAGTAGGACTCTTAATCATGGACGCTTCTATAAGATAGAAGACATTTGGGTGCCAAGTGTCACGACTGTCGTGGGTCACCAATCTAAACAAGGTATACTTGACTGGGAAAACAGAGTAGGGTATACTGAAGCGGAAAAGATTCGTCGTGCTGCTTCTTGGAGAGGCACGAAGTATCACAACATCGTGGAGCACTATCTTAAAAATGAATTGGAAAAAGTTGAGGCGAGCACGGGTCTTCCCCGTTACCTTTTTAGGTCTGCTCGTGAGACTCTTAATCGTATTAGTGATATTCACGTTATTGAAGCCCCTCTTTTTAGCAAGCGTTTATATATCGCTGGTCGTGTTGATTGCATTGCTAAGTTTGATGGCGAGCTTGCTGTAATTGACTTCAAGACTACAGGTAGTCTGAAGAAGGAAGAGTATCTAGAAAAGTATTTCGTGCAGGAGGCAGCGTATGCCTACATGTATTACGAGATGACTGGTGTAGAGGTTGACAAACTTGTCACCCTATCTGTTGCAGAAGATGGACAGAT